GCCACCGCTGCCCACCAACCAGCTGTTCGTCAGCGGATTGAAGGCGTGCCAGGTATCATCAGCGGTCGACCTAGACGACTGAACGAGGTATAGGTAGGCGCCGTTGAGGATGATACCTACCTGATGAGTGTCACTCTCTACCCACATTGTCCCCTCGGGACACGTGAGCGCTGGCCTTGCAGCTGAGGTAGTCCTGAAGACGCCCTTCAGGCCATTGAACACCCTCGCGTCGACTACAGTACCACCACCATTGGTGACGGTCATGTTAGGCACGACGCGAATCAGCGCCAGTGGAATCGAGTTCGCAGGTGCAGCCGGAGTAGCACCTGGAGACGACGAAGAGAACACACCGGTGGTGACTACGACGTTCCAGTTGGCTGTGTTGTCACCAGGGTCGACAACGACAGCGTCAACACGGTCAGTCCTGAACTGTGTCGAAGACGCCGCAGCGATAGCGACGTTGAACGTAGCCGAGTTGTACCCGGCGTACATTCCATTCCAGGCCGTCGTGTTCGGGATGCACACAAGGCCTGTGCCGACTTGCACGTTCAGCGAGGCTAGACCGGTGATGGCCATAGCGTTGCCTAGGTATGCGTCTACACCGCCTGCAGGGCTAGTGTTGCCCGCTGCAAAGGGTGCACCGGAAGCACTAGCCAGCATCATGCGGAACAGCGACGCTGGATGGTCAGTGCGTCCCTGACATGCGAAGGGAGGTTCGATTGCTGACATGTTTGCCTACCAGTAGGTGTTCCAGAGCTGGATGTTGGCTGACCCTGAACCCGAGTCAGCCGTGAAGAAGATTGTGTCCGATATGCCTGCAGGCACCGACAACCACTTCAGGCCTGCTAGAGAGGTACGACGACTTACCGTACCATTCAGTACGACCGACTTCTGCCTGCAGTCAACGACAAGAACATCTCCTGCAGCCAACGATAGGGAGAACGACATTGTGATGCCGCTGTAGCTGTCCGTCAGCACAGGGTTGACAGTAGGACCGGTGATCGTAATGATCGGGTAGGCTGTATGGTTGCCATTGTTCGTAACGTTGGCACCATAGTTCGGAATAGCCCCACCGAAGCCTACGTTGAATGCCATGTTGAAGCTGGTACCAAGCACAGCCAGTGTTGGTACTGAAACGGCACTCGCTGAGCCTGGGTAGTCGTAGATGTAAGGGTCTTCACACAAGACAGTGAACTGACAGGAGGTCTGTCCAGACCTACGACCGCCATCCACGTTGTACCTGATACCGCCACCTTGTCCGTTGCAGAACTTGGTAGGCTGTCCAGGCTGCTGGAAGTAGAAGGGCTTAACAGTACTGTCCCCATATGACTGCTTCAACAGGTTCAGCAGAGTATCGGGATCACCTGGAGGCGAGTACAGGATTCCCGTTACGACAATCGTCCTCGACGACATGTAGGGTGTGTCGATGTAAGTACCATCCGAACCCTGATGCTCGTCTGTCGTCGTTCTCAGCGGAGCATTGTCGAGCCCGTCGACCTCGCTTACATCGACGAAAGGCATTCCTAGGCTGTCACTGTTAAGGACAAAGCCCGAGTCGCCAAAGGCGTAGGTGTAGTCAGTCAATGCTGGAGGCATCAGCCAGACCTCCGTGCGAGTTCCCAGCCGAGCTCGGCTGCATGTCTACGTGGATCGATCTCGTTCGTGTGGATGATGATGGTCTGGCCGTTGCTTCCAGTGGGAGTGACACTCTCTCCACCGCGGAACCTGACCAGCTCTGGCCCGTTCTCACCGACCCAAGCAACACCAGGCGAAGCCCAGTTGGTGCCCGAAGCATAACCCTTCGGAAGCTTGTTAGCCGGTACGTGAAGCCAATGCGCAGCTTCGACGCCTAGCGTCTTGCCCAGATTCTTCATCATAGTCGTCAGCTGCTTCTCCTGCGACTTAAACCCATCCACCGCTGCCTGACCGTAGATCGCTACAGCAGCAGAGGTGCCTACCGACTTGGTAACCGAGCCTAGCTGGTTCTGCATTGTGTTCAGCATCTGCAGGTTGACCAGAGGACCATTCAGTAGGGCATTACCGAAGGTCAGGCCGTCATCAGGTCCCATGCCGACAATCTGCTGCAGCACGGCATTGTTGACACCCTTCTTCTTCAGGGCTGTCAACATGGAACCGAACTTACGCAGGTTGGCCAGCTTGGCTGCCATGTTAGTGACGATAGAGTTCGACTGGTCAGTGGCAGAAAGACCTGCAGTCGGTACCATCCCAGACAGTGCAGCATAGCCACTCAAGTTCGAAGTGACCGAGCTAGCGTAAGACTGTGCAGCCTTAGCAGTGGTCTGAAGTGCAGCCAGCGAATTGGATGCCTTCTCCATCGCTGCTGTCTGCTTCTGGATCAACGCCTGTCGAGTGTGCAGTGCACTACCGGAATAGTACTTGGCGATGGTCTTGAGGAACAGTGTCTGCTCCGTACCCATCTTCGTCAGCGACAGAAGACCACTCTGTACGTACGTAGCGAAGATTGACAGTCCGGAGTTGATCTCAGACTTGGGAATCGTACCCTTGGCGTAGCCGCCATGAGGAACAACTACCTCGCCACCGTTGAAATTGACTAGTTCAGGGCCACGCTCGCCAACCCAGGCCCATCCTCGGCGAGCTCCACCTGTTCCCTTAGCGTAGCCGTGACCAGAGCCGATCTGACCAGGACCCGTACCGAAGCCTCTACCGTGCGCCCCGTAGTTCAACGCCGCTGCAATGTTTGCCAGCGGGTCGTAGATGTTCATTGACGTCCCTGGCCAGTGGTAGGCGAGGAAGGTCGACATGATGGTTTGCATCAAGCCACGTGACGGGTCACCATTCTGAGCGTTGATGTCCGTCAGGTTAATGGCTCTCGGGTTACCGCCAGACTCCGTCATCATCTGGTACAGTACGTCAAGTACGAAGCCTGGGTTCAGACCTTCCATAGCCAGAGCACGTACGACCAAACCCCGCCACTGCGCTACGCCGCCACCTGGGTTGTACTTGACGTTGGAACCCGACGCGCCCCCCGTGATCTTTGTCCACAGGCCCGAGATAGCCTTCTTGGCCATTGCTACTGGTAGCGTAGCAATCATCGCCGCAAAGTTGCCTCCAACTCCGCTCGCCTTCGGCATGACCGAGGTGAGCGCGTTGAGGAACGCTGTCTGGTTACCAGTAGCAGCTGCCATGGTCATCTTAGCAACTGCACCAGCACCGTGAACGATACCTGAGAGTGGTCCAAGAGCAGGCCCTGAAGGATTGACGCTCGTTCCGAATCGTGCTACTGGGCCAGGGACTTGACCTCCGGTAGCGAATCCGGGAACACCCATCATGCCAAGAATCGAAGCGTACTTCCTGGTCCTGTTCTTGTCAACGATCGCCTCGCCAGCCTCCGCGAGGATCGGGATCCTGTCGCCTCCACCGAACCCAGCAAGCCTACCACCTGTTGCGAACGTCTTGATGTTCGGCAGATCGAACTTGCCTAGGCCGATTGCATTCATGACGCCATTCCAAAGCGCCTTGATACCATCGTCGTAGACGTACTGAATGACCCAGTTGACTGGGATCTTGAAGATGTTCTCGATACCCTTCCAAATGGTACCGAGCGCACCCACTGTCGACGAGGCACCCTGCTTCATAGCACCCCAGACGGTACTGAGGTACTGCTTGATGGCATTCCAGATCTGCTGTGTACTGTCGTAGATGGCGTGCCATACGCCGACTACTTCACCCTTGAGTGCGTTCCAGATAGGACCTGCAGCACCCTTGATTGCATTCCAGGACTGGATCAGGAACCCCTTGATAGCGTTCCAGACCTGCTTAGCCATGGTCTGCATATCGACAAGTGCCTGGTGCCAATGCCCAGTAAGGATGTCGATGAAGATGCTGAAGATGCCAACGATGACATCCCAGGCGACCTTGATGATTGAGATGATCCCTGCGAGGGCGATCTTTGCCGTAGCGACTAGGAGGGCCCAGAAGATCTTGAAGCCACCTTCGAGCAAAGCCCAAGCAATACGGAACTCACCTATGAGCAGGTCCCAGAAGACCTTGGCCACCAGCTCGATGGCTGCTAGTCCAGTTCTCCAAGCGAAGTCGACCTCAGCCATCCCCACCTTGAAGATACCTGACACAATGTTCCAGGCAGCAGAGGTGATACCCGTGATGCCACCCCAGACCTGTTGCCAGATCTCCTTGATCGCGTCGCCGTGAGTCTTCCACCACTGGTCGAAGCTACTGGTGATGAAGCTTTTGATACGATCGAACACACGCATTACGGCATCCCAAGCACGGGTTATCGACCCGACAATGTTCTGCCAGATGCGATCGATCCAATGCCACATGTCGGACCACATATCGTGGAACCACTTGCTGATCGGATCCCAGTTCTTGTAGATGAAGTAGGCGGCTACGGCCAGTGCAACGACTGCTGCAATGACCAAGCCGATAGTGACTGCTATGGGAAGCAGCTCGATGTCGGTAGCAGCCAGAACAACGTTGAGGATCATCCAGGCGCCCACGACGGCCATAATTACGCCGGTGAGTACTAGCATGACCGAAGTGACAGAGACGACAATAGCGATGATCGTCATCACCGGTCTAGGTATCTTACCAAGCCAGCTAAACAGTGTAGCAAAGGCCTTGGCTACGTTCCCCACAATGGGCAGGAATTGCTGGCCTAGCACAATCATGAAGGCCTGGAAGTTGTTCTTCAGCTGCTGAATCTTGGCCGCGGGCGTATTGGCCATGATCTTGTAGGCAGCATCGAGCGCACCCTTGTTGTGGTACATCTCCGTCGTTAGCGTGTTCAGCTGTCCGAAGTTGTGGATAGCAACGTCGAAGAACCGCATCGCCTGGATAGTACCGCCGGTGCCCTTGAACATGGTGTTCAGGACGTCGTTGAGCTGAGTCGGATTCAGCTTCTTGAGTGCTCCGCCCATCTCGGTCATAATCACATTGACGGGCTTCAACTTGCCAGACGCGTCGACGATCTTGATCATCTGATCGTGAGTGAAGCCGAGCGCATGTGCAGTCTTCGTACCGAGAGCGTCTTCGACGGTAGCACCGATGCCCTGGATCTTGCTTCGGGACTTGCCAATCGCGTCGAGAGCTCGACCTGCAGAAGAGGCAGCGTTGGAAGCAGTCAAGCCATTCCTGGTCAGGAAGGCCATCATGGCTGCTGTCTGCTCAAAAGTCTGGTTAGCGCGAACGGCAGAGGGAGTGACTCGACCAATGACATTCGCGAAGTCGCCGTACGTACCGACACCGTACTTGACGAGGTTGAACATAATGTCCTGGACTTTGTTGACGTCCTGGACCTTCATGTGGTAAGCGTTCAGCACACCAATCGAGGCACGCTCAGCTGTGGACAAGTCAACCTGACCAGCGACAGCTTCCTTCGAGAAGTTCGTCAGAAGGTACTTAGCCTGGCTTATGTTGACATCCATCGACGAGAAGATGTCGTACAGTCCGCCCTGAATCTGATTCAGGGGTACTGCGATCTTCCTTGCTACGTCGAGACCAGCATCGGCGGTCTGCTGAAAGGAAGCCTTGACGCCATACATCTGTGTCTTGGTCAATGCGACTTCGCGGTTGTACTCGACCGCCATTGAAGTTGCCTTGCCCAAGAACAACAGGCCCGCCGCTCCGACAGCGGCTATACCAGTGCCAACTGCCATGAGCGACGAGCCTGTTTGCATCTGCTGCTGCGCTGCACGCTTGGCAGAAGCGTTGAGGTTGTTGAAGTCGCCAGCCAGACCACGGAGAACGCCCGACCCAAGGTTCTGAGCTCGAACGACGAGAAGGACCTCACGTACTCCGAGTGGCATCCTTCACCTCCTGTGATGTCGGCGCTTCAGCTCTGCTAGGTGCTCGTCCTCAGCTTCCTTCAACTTCATCTCCTCCACCGCCCAGTCCATACCCTGAACGAGGAAGCAGTCCTGGTCTAGCCAACCTCCCAGACCAGGCAGTACGTGTAGCTCCCTGCTAACCCTAGCAAGGCCTACGAGCTGCTCTGCTACGAGCTGCTCGTAGGTCCGTTCGGGCTCTTCGGGACGTCTGTTACTACCGTAGACGACACGATGGATTTCGGCTCGGAGTTTGGGAGGTCGCTCTCCCAGTCGTGCAGCGTGTCGATGTGAGCCGAGATCTCCTCGCCGACGCGGCCATCGAGACTGCCGAAGTCACGTTCGTTGGTGAAGTCGAGCTTGCGTCCACCCTCGTCTTCGAGGTTGTGGTCGACGATGCAGGTCTTGAACTCGTACTGTGCGACCCGCGTCTGAGCCGGCGTGACATCCATCCGCGCCGTCTTCTTACGCTGATCGGCCTCCATGGACATTTGCATAGCCATGTCCTGGCGGTGAAGTCGCTGCCCATGCGTCATCCGCTTGAGCGAGACAAAACCACCAGGACATGACGTGAGATCGAAGTGCTGAGCTTCGGTTGAAACTGTTGCGCGCGGCATTGCAGATCCTCCCTTTGGATCTTGGTGTTGTTACGTGTGCGGAGTGATGACTTCCTGCGTCTTGTAGATGATGTCGTACTCCGCGCCGGTGTTGTCTAGCACCGACTGGTAGGTGATCGAGGCCCTGACCAGGTCGCCTTGCCCGCTAAGGGGGACCTGGTACACATCCTTGATGCCTGCGAACATGTCGAACTGGATGCTGTTGTTTGCTCCGTTGGAAGCGAGCACGGTCAGCTTCTGCGCTGCGACCGCCTGGAAGGCCGTGTAGTCGGTCTTGTCCATGAAGTCGCGACTGGCCGTCATCTGCAGGGAGCGCTCGCCGTAGCTGACGAACTGTGCACCCCTGGAACTCTTGAGACGGTAGTTGGCCTGACCAGCATCGTCGGCCTCGAACGAGAACGTGTCGAGGTCGAACACCTGCGTCGGGTTCGGGATCTGAATGTTCCAGGCACCCGGGCCGTAAGGCACGGTAGTCGGCCAGGTCACAGCACCCGGTGCCGACTGAGTGGCCTCGTTCAGGCCGATGATGTCGGCGGAGAACTCGAGGAGGTTGTTGTTGACGGTGAACGTCTGCTTCGTGACACCGCAGCCCACGTAACCGAACACGACACCATTCCGCACGACCGTGATCGACATGGTCTTGGGCGGCACGGCGACTGACGTCGGCGTGTAGGTGTAGACGAAGTTCGGGGTCGTTCCCGACTTGATACCGACCATGCGAGCACACTCGGTGAAGTACAGACAGGTGTCCTCCGTCGCCTCCATCGTGATCGTGCCCTCGACGTCGAAGTCACCTGCGACGACACCGATCTGAGCAGCCGACTGACGGATCGGACGACGGAAGTTGTTGGACTCCTTGAACTCGAGCGTCTCACCCAGGATCGGCACGAACTTCGTCGGTGCCGTGTAGGTCCCAGCAACTGTCTCAAAGGCGACGCCGACGATACCACTGGCGCCAATGCCATATGCCACTAGCTGCTACCTCCCTTCGCGGTTCCTGTCTCCTCAGGAGGCACGACAGTGACAGGAGCTTCTATGACTGGCTGATCGCCTGCCTCCTGCTCGTCAGCCACCATCTGCTCCTGCAACGTGGGGTCGAGATCGCCGTTAGGCTTCTCGCCCTCGTCGTTCTGTGTCTCCTCGTCGGCCTTGGTAATGGTGATCCAGTCAGGCAGATTCAGATCGTCCAGATCTGGACCCAGCTGCGGGTCGTACTTCACCAAGCCGTCGGTGCCGATCTCGGTGTTGACGATAGCGTGGCCTGCGCGGTATCGGAACCACTGGTCGTCGCTAACGGTCGCTTCCTCACCGTTGTGAAACGTCCCGAGCCCGTGAATGTACAGGTCCGAATCTCCGGCGTTCGGGTGGTCAATCTTGACTGTGTACGGCATTAAACCTCCTCACGGGAGTCTCGTCCTACTCATGGACTGGAACGTGAGCCTGTTACCCATCATCAAGCTACCCTGCTTGTTGATGAGGCCTGGCTCATTCTGGGTACACAACGTAGAGATGACAATGCCACCCAACGTCATGTCTGCATGAACGACTGGCTCGATAGCGTCGGCGAGCGTCTGCGCACCATGCAGGTTGTTCTGCACATCCTGGACCTTGCCGAAGTACACGTACACGTAGGTCTCAAAGATGTTGGCCGTTACTAGCGTCGCGCCCTGGAAGTCGCGGGCTTTGGTTCCAGGCGAGACACAAACAGAAGGAGTGTGAGGGAGAATCGACTGGTCACCGTAGAAGGTGTCTACGATGCCCAGAGGAGTCTTGTCAGCCGTGATGATGTCGAAGATCGCCTTGGCTACGACTTCTGCACTGGCAGTGAGTGGCATTACCTCACCATCGCCCTTGAGCGGATAGCCAGGTTGGCCGAAGCACGCTCTAGAACCCAGTCAGCAAAGATCTCCTGGACCTTGTCGATGTCCTGACTCTGGAACATGGCGAACGGCCTAGCAGGGATGTAAGTCTTGGCTGAACCGCCTGCTTCCTTCAGTTGCTTGGGTGACAGGAACGCCCCCCCGCCACCAGCACCTTCAGTGACACTAGATGCGCGTATGCCATACCCTGCCTGATGAATCGCTCCGTACCAGACCTTCTCAGGCAGAGTCAGAATTGCGGCCTGGTTCTCGGTCACAGTCCAGATGTTGTACTGCTGCATCGTCTTCCACAGGAGCCCAGAGCGACGAAGTATATCCCCCTCACCGTAACGGTTCTTGGGATCGTTCATCTTCATCGTGGTTGTCTGGTCAGAGTATGGCATCCACTGATCGGGACGACCATTTGCAAGGAAGTTCTGACCAATCGACGGCGCTATGACCTGCTGAATCGCTCGCTTGAGTGGAACACGGAATGAACGAATGTCCAGGCCCATCTTGTCGAAGGCCTTCGCGGACATAGCAAGAGACGGTGTGAAAGAGTAGCCGAGGTTGACAAGGTTGTCTATCCTCAGACCCTGACGGTTGCGTACTGATGGCATCAGAACACCTGTCCCATACCGAACTTGGCGGGTCCGAGAGACAGGTCATTGCAGTCTGTGTTTGCGCGCCAGGCGTCCCACGTTGAACTCTGGTCTGTCGGGTAGAAGACTGGGGTACCTGTGGTAGCGTCAGGACCCACCTCGACAAGGACAACCAGGCCATCGATGACATCCTGGAGAAGCTTCAAAGCCCAGCGACGGAGTGTCGCGCCATAGCTAGTGTTGGACTCGCCGGTCTCGACCTCTGCGTACCTCGAGTCGTAGAACCAGCCAGCGTAGAACATGGAAATGATTTGTCGGACGATCTGGGGCGTGTTGGTCTGATCGATCCAACTAGGAACCTTGTCGCCAAACGTGAGGGCAAGGCGTCCTAGGACCTCACCTGCGATCTGCGCCTCGGTAGGAGCGTCGATTGCAGTGAGGGTGGCCTTCGTTGACTCCAGCCACGACTGAACTTCCCCTACGGACATGTGCGCCAACGAAGGCCACCTCCTCTCTAGCTAGCCGGCCGCGGCGTAGGCTGCGGCTGCGGAACGGGCCGCTGGTTCTCTTCCCGCAGCCCTTCAGGCGGCACGGTCTGCGACTGCTCGACTTCCTCGATGTCGTCGTCCTCGTCGACGGCGTCCTCGTCGATCAGGCCTGGTGCCGGAGTGCCTCCGCGACCCTGGTAGATCGCCAGCTGCTCGCGCAGCATGCGGTTCTCCTGCTCCAGCGGGTTGTCCGAGATCTCTTCCGGCTCGAGGGCCGCGTTGAGCACCTCGGGGTCGTGCGGACCGCCCTTGCGAACGATGTTCCCGTGCGTGACGTGGTACTGCCAGTCCTCGTCCGAGAACGCCTCGGGCGTGACCTCGTCGCCGGTGCTGAACCAGCCCTCGTCGCTGTCCGCGTTGTTGAGGTGGTCCTTGTGACGGAGACCGTTGGTGTACGCAACGTACTGTGGCATGTTACACCTCCTAGACGAACGCGTTGGAGAGGACGGACGTGAACAGGAAGCCGCAGATGGACTTGTTGTTCGCGTCCAGGCCGATGAGCTCGAGGTCGTAGCGCTGACGGAAGCGAAGCACGTCGGAGGCCCGACGGTCTTCCCTCCACCTGTCGACGATCCCGCCCATCAGGTTCGTGGCGCGACCGTTGGTGCTGTCCGACGGGTTGAGCGTGCCGTGAGGACCGTTGGGAATGCCCTCGCCGGAGAACGCACCCGAGCCGAACCCGAGGCCACCTCCGCCACCACCGTTGAAGCCCCACGTGAACTGGTACGCGAAGGCAGGGATCTTGAGTCCCGGACGCGGCGGCGCGTAGGCCAGCAGCACCTCCTTGTTCCAGAGGTACGACAGGCTCAGCGTCTGCCCGGGGTTGTTCGTCGCGATGCCGAAGCCGGGAACAACGACGTTGCTCAGGCTCAGCAGGGCCGCGACCAGTTCCGGCGTCAGGATCGCCCGCTCCGTGTACTGGATGCGAGTGATGAAGTCCGTCGAATCCTCGAGCGCGGACATCACCCGGTAAGGGATGATGGCCTGGTTCGGCTGCAGGAACGAGATGTTGTGGATGTCCCTCGACGCCTGCCGAATGTCCTTGATAGGCGTCGCCGTCGCGCTGATGTCCCACTGCGGCCCGAAGGTGCCGTTCGCGCCGGTCTGCGTGGTACCGGTGAGCGCGATCGTGAGGTTGGCGTTGTAGTTGGCTGCGGTCGTGACCAGGTTGTAGATCCGGTATTCCTTGCCGAGTGCTACCCTACTGGCCAGCATCTCGGAGCCGTCGACGTCGGGAGACAGCGGGCTGTCCGCGTTCTCCCTCTCCTCGTCGGTCACCGTGCACTGGAGCGCGTGCTCCTGGCAGTAGTACGACCCGACCGAAACGGTCAGACCTGGGATCTCGTTGGCCTCGGTACCGGGTGCACGAGCATCGTCGAGCGCCGGGTACCATCCCTCGCGGCCCTGGAAGATGTAGTACTTGTTGGACTGCTTGGCGACCGGCACGCTCGGGAAGAGGACGTTGCCGACCAAACCCTCGTTCGGCCAAGCGACCGAGATCTGGGTGAGCACAACGTCGATGTGGACGTTGCCAGACCCTGTTGGTGCGTAGATGGGCATCGGTTACCTCCTCTCAGAACATCATGCCCGGGTTGAGCTCGACGTCGAACCAGTCACCAGCAGTAGCCGTCTGTCCGATCGAGTTACCCAGGATGTCGAGCACGGTGCCGACGACCGCTACAGGTGCTACGCCTCCGGCAGCCTTGGTTGCGACGGTGACCTGACCGTCCTTGGTACCTGCCGTAGCCGCCGACAGCTTGACGACAGCTCCCGGAGTGGGAGCTGCACCGACACCGTCCCAGATGCACTTGACGT